AGCATGGCGTACGCGACCGTCGAGGAGCTGGAGGCGTACCCGGTGACCGTGCCGGCCGGTGCGACCGCCGAGCTGCTCCTCACCCGGGCTAGCCGGGAGGTGGATCGGGCGCTCATCTGCTCGGTGTACGACCCCACCGACCCGGACGTCCAGGCGGCGTTGAGGGACGCGACGATCGAGCAGGTCGCCGGCTACATCGAGTCTGGGGACCTGACGGGCACCGGTGCCGCGGCGCCCACCGCCGGTTTCACGATCGGCAGGATCTCCGTCCAGCGCGGCGGCGGTGGCGGGTCGTCCGGGGGCGGCCAGCAGGCGGCCCGGATCCAGGGCCTGTGGCCTCAGGCGTGGCTGGTCCTCCAGCAGGCCGGGCTGACCGGCTACGGGCCGCAGACGTGGTGAGCTGCGGTGACGTGGGAAGAGTTCATCAGGCACATCCCCACCCCGGCGTCGGTCGTGGTGGAGCCCTACCAGGGCAGCGGCGCGTACGGGGACGTCTACGGCGCCCCGACCGCCGTCACCCCGTGCGTGGTCGAGGCAACCCGCCGCCTGGTCCGGGTCCAGACCCAGGACGCCGCCGGGTCGGAGGCGGTCTCCTCCACCACCGTGTACGCGCCGCCGGACACGGTCGCGCCGCCCGGGTCCCTGGTCACCCTGCCGTCCGGGCACGTGGCCCGCGTCCTGGCGGTAGCTGTACTGGACGACCACGGCATCGGCCTGCCAAGCCACCTGGAGATCTCCCTGGAGTAGTAGCCGTGGCCGATGACGCCTTCGAGCTGCACTGGGACGGGGACGACGTCCGCGCCGCGTTCAGGCGTGCGTCCATGGAGGGCCTGGAGCTGGCCGCCGAGCACCTGCTCCAGGCGTCTAGCGCCCTGGTGCCGCACGAGGAGGGTGACCTGGAGCGATCCGGTGAGGTCACCGTCGACCGCACCACTGGCGTGGTGGCCGTCTCCTATGACCGACCCTACGCGGTCAAACAGCACGAGGACATGACGCTCCGGCACGACGAAGGACGGCAGGCGAAGTTCCTGGAGAAGCCCATGAGCACCGAGAAGGACACCATGCTCGCCCTGGTCGCCAAGGCCGCTCGCAAGCGCCTGGGAGGCTGAGATGGCCGGTGACGGCTGGACCTCCCGGCTCCTGACCGGCCTCGCCGAGCACCTCGCCGCCGCTGGTGTCGGCACCTGGCGGCCCACCGGCGCGTACCAGCCGACCGAGACGGGCATCGTGATCCGGGCGGTACCGCAGTCCCCGGACCGGATCATCACGCTCGCCGCCTACCCGGTCGGCACCACCCTGCCAGGGCTGGCCGACCACCAGACCGCGGTGCAGATCCGGATCCGCGCCGGCACCGATCCCCGCGAGGCCGACGACCTGGCCGACGCGATCTGCGATGCGCTCGACGGCGCGCACGGGCTGACGTGGGGCGGGATCGCCGTGGTGCAGGTGTGGCGGCAGTCCTACACGAGCCTCGGCCAAGACAGCAACGGCCGATGGGAGCGGTCGGAGAACTACTACATCGACACCATGCGCCCGACGGCGCACAACACCGACTGACGAAGGAGCGATCGATGGCGACCACGCCGACCGACCGTGTGACGATGCTCGCCCACCGGCTACGGGTCGACATCGACACCGCCACCTACCCGGCCAGCCAGTACCAGCGGCTCAAGGGCATCTACGAGCTGAACCCGATCATCGAGCCGCGCGTCCAGGACGACGAGACGTACGACGACGACGGATGGCTGCGGGAGGCCACCACCGGCGGCCAGTGGCGGCTGGAAATCAAGTTCAAGCACAGCACCGGGACCGACAGGGAAACCCTCGATCCGGTGCAGGCGTTCCTCCGGGAGAAGTTCCTCGCCGCCGTTGCGACCGACGTGCGCTCCGGCGAGTTCGGCGTGATGCTCTACGACCGGGAGGGCCGGGCCACCGGCTACGAGTACGAGGGCCGCGCCTACGTCAAGGCGTGGGCCAGGGACAACAACGCTGTCGGGGACACCGAAGGCATCAGCATCACCCTTCAGGGCCAAGGCCCGCTGACGCCGATCACCAACCCGCTGGCGGACCTGACCCCGGTGGTGACCGGGCTCAGCCCGTCCACGGGCGCCGAGATTGGCGGCGACCTGGTCAACATCTACGGCAGGCACCTCAGCGGGGCGACCGGCGTCGATTTCGGCGCGACCCCCGCCGCCGGCTTCACCGTGATCAGCGACAGCCACATCGTGGCGGCCGCGCCGTCCGGATCCGGCGTCGTGAGCGTGCGGGTGACCACCGCGGCCGGGCAGTCCGCTGACACGGCCGCCGACGACTACACCTACGTCTGATGGCTACGACGCTCACTGACCTCGACCGCTACTTCAGCCCTGGCCTGACGCTGACCGTGCTGGGCCGGGAGTACACCGTCCCGCTCGCCTCCGCCGAGCTGGGCCTGTGGTGCCGGCGGCTGGCGCAGATCACCGGGGAGCTGCATGCCGCCTCTACGGAGGCGGAGATGCAGGCCGTCGTCGACCGGATCGAGGCGCTGCCGCAGCTGCCCGGCGGTGACGATCTGTCCCTGCCGGAGCGGGTCCTCGGCGACGCCTACGAGCGTATGGTCAACGACCAGGTGCCGGATCCGTACATCCAGTTCTGCGCCCAGACCGCGTACATCTGGATCATCGGCGGTGAGGAGGCCGCCGAACGGTTCTGGACGTCTGGCGGCCGCCCGGAAGGCTGGGGCCCGGCGAACCGACGGGAGCGCCGGGCAGCACACCGGCAGGGCGGATCCTCGACGACCACGAGTACGGCCGCGGCGAGTACGACCCCGTCACCGGGCTCTGGGAATGGTACGAGCTCCCGGAAGAGCGGACGGCGGGCGTCTCGTGGACAGAGATCCTGACGCACTGGGCACTGGTCGAGGCCGACCTGCACAGCGAGTACGGCATCGACGTGGAGGACCGGGAGCTGATGCGCTCCCGGTCCTGGCGGTGGCTGGAGGTGCGGATAGCGGGCCTGCTGGCAGCTGACACCCGGCTGTATCGGGCGCTCGCGCCCGAGCCGGAGCTGCCGGACGTCCCGCCCCGGATTCCGGGCCTGCGCTAGAGGCTCTTGGCGATCCGCACCATGTCGGTGCGGGCGTCTTCGCTGGTCAGGTCCTGGTCGTCGGTCCACATCAGGACGTACCGGCCAGCCTGGCGGGCGTCACCGACCTTGGCCAGAGTCTTCGCGGCTGCCGCTGCGGTCGCGTCGTCGGCGTACTCGATTACGGTGACAGCATCGGTCGTGATCCGGGACTCGCAGCCCTTCCCCGTGTCACCCTCCTTCGCCTTGCAGCCGCTGGTGGTGTCGCGCGGGTTCGGCAGCGGCCACTTCTCGGCGATGGCGTCCACGACCTGCTGAGCGCCGGACGTCTGGGCCGCCGGCTCGGCCGGCTTGTCCTGGCTGCTGCTCCCGCAGCCGGTCAGCGCGATCACTGCCGCTGCTGCTACCGCTACATGCCGTGCTCTCACTCGTGCCTCCTTCAGGACATCCGATGCACGGTATCGGTGATCACTCATAGCGGCGGTCTGATATCCGACAGCGAGGGGGGTGCCTCGTGGCGTTGAAGCTCGGTGAACTCGTGGCCTACCTCAAGGCCGACGACACCGCCCTGGACCGAGCACTGAGGGCCGCCCGCACCAAGCTGGAGGCCGCCGGCCAGCGCGCCCGCCAGTACGGGCCCGTCGTCGGTGCCGCGCTCGCGGCCGGCATCGGCGCTGGCCTGGTTAGCGGCCTGGAGCTGGAGGGGGCACGGGCGAGGCTGGCCGCGCAGGTCGGCGACCCGGTCCTCGCCCAGCAGCTCGGCGAGGTGGCAGGCCGCGTGTACGGCCGCGGCTTCGGCGAATCCGCGGCTGACGCGATGCTCGCCGCCCGCTCGGTCATGCAGGCTGGCCTGCTGCCGAAGAACGCCGACGCGGCCGTGATTGAAGATCTGACCGTCAAGGCGCAGGCTCTGGCCTCCACGTTCGACCTGGACGTGACCCAGGCCGCACGGGCGGCCGGGCAGATGCTGCGGACCGGGCTGGCGGCGTCTGCTGAAGAAGCCTTCGACCTGCTGACCAGGGGTTTTCAGGTGTCCGGCGACCAGGCCGGAGACCTGTTGGACTCCTTCTCGGAATACTCAACGCAGTTCCGGAAGCTCGGCTTGAGCGGTGCGGAGGCGATGGGCCTGATGAATCAGGGTTTGCAGGCCGGCGCGCGCGACTTGGACGTTGTCGCCGATGCGCTGAAGGAGTTCGCGATCCGGGCCGCCGACGGGTCCGAGACCAGCGCCGAGGGCTTCAAGGCGATCGGCCTGAACGCGGAGAAGATGACCGCGATCTTCGCGGAGGGCGGCCCGGCAGCCCGGGACGCCTTGGGCATGGTCTTGGAGCGGCTCCAGGCGATGAAGGACCCCACCGAGCGCGAGGCGGCGGCCGTCGCGCTGTTCGGTACGAAGGCCGAGGACCTCCAGGGCGCGTTGATGGGCCTGGATCTGGACACTGCCGCGCAGTCTCTCGGCGAGGTTGGCGGGGCTGCCGCTCGCATGGGCGAGCAGCTGGAGCAGTCCGCCTCGCAGCGGCTGGAGGCGTTCAAGCGCAAGGCCCAGCAGGCGCTGGTGGAGAAGCTCGGCGAGGCGCTGCCGACCATCGAGAAGGTCGTGGGCTGGCTCGACAAGCACTCGGGCGTCATCGGTCCGATCATCACCGGCCTGGGCGCCCTCGCCGTGATCATCGGCGTCATCCTCGGCGTCTACAAGGTGTGGATTGCCCTGCAAACCGCCCTGAACATCGTGATGATGTTGAACCCGATCGGTCTGATCGTTATCGCAATCATCGGCCTGATCGCCATCATCGTTGGTCTGTGGCTGAAATTCGAGGGTTTCCGCAATTTCTGGAAGGGCGCTTGGGAATTAATCTGGGGTGCGATCAAATCTGTATGGGCGTGGATCAAGGATAATTGGCCGCTTTTGATTGCGATTATTACCGGGCCGTTTGGATGGATCGTCGCCGTAATCGTAAAGAATTGGGACACGATCTCCGGCGCAGCTAAGTCTGCCTGGACGGCCGTGGTGAATGCAGCCAAGTCCGCTTGGGAGTGGCTCAAGTCCCTGCCGGGCAAGATCAAGGACGCCTTCCTGAAGGTCGGAGAATTTATCAGCCGACCGTTCCGTGCCGGGTTCAACGCGGTCGCCCGCGGATGGAACAGCACGGTCGGCAGGTTGTCGTGGACCGTGCCGTCCTGGGTGCCCGGCGTCGGCGGCAAGACCATCTCGGCGCCCCGCCTGCCCATGCTGGCGCGAGGCGGCCACATCATCGGCGCCGGCCTGGCTGTCGTCGGTGAGGCCGGCCCGGAGTTGGTCCACCTCGGCCGCGGTGCGACCGTTCAACCGCTCACCGGTGGCGCCGCCGGCGGTCATGCCGAGGCGATGACCCTACGCCTGGTCATCCAGTCCGAGGACGGCCGGGTCATCAAGGACAGGTTGATCCGGGCGGCGGCCGACCGTGGTCAGACGGTGGCCCAGTACCTGTCGATCCCCACGTAGGAGGCAGCGTGCCGGATCCGGAGATCCGTGTCTGGGTGGACCTGGCCGAGGAGCCCGACCCGGCCGACCCTGAGGGGTGGGAGCAGGTCACCGACCGGCTCTCGTACGGGGCCGGCGGCCGCGAGGTGACTGTCACGGTCGGCCGCCAGGACGAGTCGGCAGAGATCAGGCCAACGGAAATGGGATTCGCGTTACGCAACCATGACGGCCGGTTCACGCCCAATAACCCGGCCAGCGACCTCGCCGGCCGTTGGGAGCAAGGGCGACGTGTCGATATCGCCGAAGTCCTCGACGGCGCCGAGTACGCACTCGGCAGCGGTTTCCTGTCGATGCCGGAAATGCGGGTCGTGGACCCGCGCACCTCTCAGCCCGTGACGGTGACCACCGTTGACTGGATGGGCAGGTTGGAGACCGTCCCGCCGTTCGAGGGGACGCTCGCGGAATGGGTGCGGAACGAGGGCGGCCCCTTGGCCCTCTGGATCCCGCTGACCGACACCTACCCGCACATGTCGTACGACACGACCACCCTCCTGGCCCGCACCGTGACAGGCTTCTTCGACGTGCCGGTGCCGGCTGAGCCGGAGGACCTGATCCGCGCCCAGGGTGAGGAGGGGCCGCCCGGGGATGACCAGTCGTACGCCCGGTGGGAGCCGGTCCCGGATGCGGAGGGCGACGCCTACATCGGACGCGCCCACCTGAACGGCACGATCGCCGTCCCGGTCACGACCGCCGACACCGTGGCCGTCTCAGTCTGGCTCCGACCGAGCAGCTCGGAGACGCCCACGGTCCGGCCGGACGCCACCGTGCTGATGGTCGGCAACACGACCACGATGGCGATCACGCTGCTCGACCTCAAGGCCGGGCTGAGGGCGACGGTGGCGAGCAACCTCGGCAGTGTCAACCTCGATGCGGGCCGTGAACTGGAGCGCGACGCCTGGCGCCTGGTGACGGTGCGGGCCGATCTCGCGGCCGGCACCTGCGATCTGTGGGTCGGCGGCGACCTGGCCGTGTCCGGCACCTGGACGCCACCCAGCGGCGACGGCATCTGGGATCGGATCCGGCTCGGTGACCTGTACGCCGGCGCGATCGGTCACGTCCAGGTGCGGGTCGGGCCGGAGGTGATGAGCCACGACGACCACCTGGCCCAGTACCGGCACGGCTACCGGGGCCTGGACCGGCAAACCGTCGCGGAGCGCATTCACACCCTGGCCCGGTGGGCGGGGGTGCCTGAGGCGGACGTCGCGGTGCCGGATACCTGCTCAGCGCCGATGCCGGTCGCTCGTCTGGCCGGGCAGTCGCCGGCGGCTGCGATCCGGGCAGCCGGGGAGGCCGGCCAGGACTGGGTCCTGACGGATCGGTGGGGTCGGATCACCGCGGTGCCGCGTGCCCAGCGGTACAACCAGCAGCCGGCGCTTCAGATCCCCTGGGGGTGGATCCGGCGCGGCACGATGCGGATGAGGCCGGACCCACCGGTCACCGACGTGGTCGTGACCCGGACCGGTGGCGGGTCGGCACGGCGCGCCGATCCGGCGGCCGCTCGCCGGCACGGCGTCAAGGGGCTGCGGTACGAGTTGGACACCGCCGTGCCGGAGGACGCCGCCAACTTGGCGGCGTGGGCTCTCCGGGCGCACAGCGTGCCGCGTACCCGGTCGCCCGGATTCGTAATCAACATGCTGTCCCGCTCCGTCGAGGAGCGGGCCGCGCTGCTGTCCCTCCGGGTCGGCGACCGGATCGAGATCACCGGTATGCCGGACGGCAGCCCGGCAGATCTGCCTCACCTGATCGTGCAGGGGATCAAGCACACGATCGGCCCGGGCCGCGTCCGGACGATGGAGGTCGTCACGTCGCCGCTGCTGGGTCCGGCTCCGGGTGAGCCGCCGCCGTGCCCGATGGTCGGCGACCTCTGCGGGCCGGACGCCGTCATCGCCTACTGACTGATGAGAGGAGGGACCGATCGTGCCTGCCGTACCCGAGACCAAGTCGATGTGGCAGGACGGGGTCGACGCGCTCGACTCGACGAACCTGCACGCATACTTCAGGGATCCGCTCCGCTTCTTGATGCGCCGGCCGGCGGCCGTGCTGCGGTCGACGGTCGCACAGTCGCTCACCAGCGGATCCTGGACGGCTATCTCCTGGCAAGTCGAGGACCTGGACGACGACCCTGACGCGGTCGGCGGCCACTCCACCGACACCAACACCACCCGGTACACGGCCCGCTACCCGGGCTGGTATCGGGCCGCCGGGATCGTGGGCTTCGCCGCCAACGCGACCGGCCGCCGCGGCGCCCGGTGGCTGCGAAACGGATCGATCGTCGTGGAGAGGTACCAGGCGGCCGGGGTCAACGCGGTCGTCGCGGTGCAGGCGCCCAACACGCTGATCTACCTGGGTGAGGGCGACTACTTGGAGCTGCAGGCCTACCAGGACTCTGGTGGGGCGCTGGCGACGGTGGTCAGCGCCACCTGGACCCAGCCGACCATGTCGGTGTCCTGGGAGCGCCTGGGGGCCGGATCATGACGACCCCGACCACCTGGTACCTGCGGATCATGACCCCGCCTCCGGAGTGTGTCATCCATCTGTGGCTGATGGGGCCGCACGAGGATCCGGGTCAGCTCGTGGCGCTGTACCTGGACGAGGCGCGTGCCGAGGTTGGCTGCCCGGATGGATGGTGGGAAATGGGGTGGGACGTGGCGACTCTGTCGGCGCCGATCCATCCGGACATGCTCGCGGTGGCGATCATGCACCCGCCGCTGGGCGGCGAGGACTGAGGAGGGTGGCCTGATGCGGCTGCTGTGGCTTCCCGACGTGCTCCGCTCCGCCGGGCTCACCGTCCACGAGGTCGCGGGATGGCGTGGCCGCGGGGCGGACGACTGGTCGCCGCGCGGGATCGTCTGTCACGAGACCCGCGGTTCGCGGACGAGCACCGACGCGGGTGAGATCCGCGTCCTGCTCAACGGGTCGGCCACCGCGCCACCGCCGATCGCCCAGCTCTACCTCTCCCGCACCGGGGACTGGCACGTCGTCGCCTCCGGTCGGTGCAACCACGTCAAGGTCGGCTGGGCCGGACCGTTCAAGGGGGTCGGCAACTCCGGCCTGGTCGGCATCGAGGCCCAGCACGCCCTGGGCGAGCCGTGGACGGATCGGCAGTACGACTCGTACGTGCGGGGGGTGGCGGCGATCCGCCGCCGTACCGGCTGGGGCGTCGCCGGGCACAAGGAGCACCAGCCCGGCGGCTACGGCCACTCCAGCGTCAAGACCGATCCCAGCTTCGACATGAACAGGTTTCGCCAGGATGTCGAGGCGCTGATCAGAGAGGGACTAGATGACGTGAGCGCACGAGACGTGTGGTCGTACGACCCGGACGACCCGGCCGACAGGGGCGCGATTGCCAACGCACCACACCGCCATGACGCGAAGACCAACCCGACGGTGCGGCCGGCGTTCGCCTTGTCCGACATGTGGAAGCTGGTCGGGGAAGTCCGCGCCGAGCAGACCGCGGCGCGTGCCCGTGACGAGGCGATCCTTAAGGCGGTCACCGGGTCCAGCGGGGAGGCGATCCTGGCCGAGATCCGCCGGCAGGGCGAGCAGACCCGCGCGGCGATCGCCCGGGTCGTGCCCGACGTCCTGGCCGCGCTGCCGACCGGCGACGGGCCGGTGTCGCGGGAGGACCTGGTCGCCGCGCTGACCGCGGTGCTCGGGTCGCTGGACGGCGCCACGCCGGACACCGGGCGAGGGGTAGCCGGTGGATCCGATCGACGTGGCCGGCGCGGTGGCGGCGGTGACCGGCGCGGCCGCCGGGGTGGTGTGGGCCGGGCGCGGGGCGCTCCGGTGGGGGCGGCGCATCGCGCACATGGTGGACGACCTCACCGGCGAGCCGGCTCGACCGGGGGTGCCGGCCCGGCCGGGGCTGATGGCCCGGATAGGCACGATCGAGGGCCGCCTCGACGGGCTCGATGGGCGGCTCGACGGCCTGGACGCGCGGCTGGACTGTCTCGACGG